ACATTAGATAATACCAGCTACTCAATGGATCAAATTCCAGACGAAATAGATGAAGTGCGTTTTTGCGTACTTGACAACAGTGATCCCAAAGACCCTGACTACTTTTATATTCCCTTAATCTTTTTAGAATCGTTTAATAGCCCGGCACTCGTATTACGTATTGGACCACATACTGTACGCATGCCAGTGGATTGGCAATTACTAATTGGCGAACCTGACTTTGGTGATTTGGAAGTTGTACCACTAACGTCAATTAACGATCGCGGTTTTAGTGTGTTTACCTTTAATCCCCTGACCAGCTTCCGGCCTGAATTCTTCCCTGTTGAGATTGTAGACATTTATCAAGATGTTAAATGGTATTTCCCCAAGCTCAAGCCAGGGCAAATGCTAGCAGTACCGTTAACTGAAGGCGAGCAACCAGTGTGTGCTTATTTTATCAAAGACATTAGTCGCCAAAGTGAAGTGGTAGATTACAGCAAGGTTTGGTAACATGGGCAACTATAAACCAGGCGCTAATTATGTACATGAAAGTCCAGATGGTGGTAAGACAATCTATGCTAGAGAAGTAGGCACAACAGATCGTCGACTAGTTGGTTACAGTCCAGACATGATTGATCATCTACGCCGTATTGATATTGAAACACGCTGGATGGAAATACTTAAACTAGCCGAACGTACTCCGGCACTACAAGAAGCTATCGATCGTGTACTGGTAATTTACGAACTTACTAAAACACAAGAACATGTAATTTGGCATCCAGTATGAAGCGATTGTTTGTATGTGGCGACTCGTGGTTTTCAACTGATCCCAACAATAGGACACAGAGCTTTGCTGGACAACTGGCCGCAGGCTACGGAATGCAACTACACAGTTTTGCCCGTGTGGGCTGTAGTAACTTTGCTATAGCATTACAGGTAGACAAAGCAATCGAACAAGCTCGTAAATTTAATTTACCATCGGATGCTCCTGCAATACTAATAGGCCCTACTACTCCAGACCGTATTGAATTACCTATTATTGATGACAGCATTTGGGCCAAGACACGTGAGTTCTTTAACTGGCGTGGTTGGTTTGATTATCAACCTGGAGTATATATCAAGCGCCGTGGCATTGCTAATGTCAAATATGATCGCGGCGACTTAGGTAGCCAAAACGATTTCCTATGTGATCCCACTATCATATCCGAAAGTCTAAACAACCTAGCATTTGATGAATCTGGAGTTGATCAAGTATATGCACTTGACACAGAGCGTAAAGATGCGTTAAAATCTTATATGGTGAACCTCTATGATACTTACGTCAAGCGTCAGTATGATAGTTGGATTATCAGCGATGCTGTACGACGTGTACAAGCCGCGGGTATTCCCTATTTGGTTTATACAGGTGCATTGTATGATGGTGATTATATAGATGACCTTTCATGGGTACCTAAAGATAATTTAATTCTGCCCACAGAGTTTAACTACTATAGACTGCCTGTATCGGGTACAAGTATGAGTCACTTAGACACAGCAGAGTCTAAAATGATGGCTGACTATTACGCAGAGAGATTAAAACAACTAGGATTTATCAATGAGTGATCCACTACATATCAGCAACGAAATGGCGCAGTTTGATCGTAAGAATAGAGACTTCTACGATAGCTTAACTGATGACGAAAAGAAAAAGTTTAGCCCTTACATTATGATTCGTTGGGGTAGCCTTGTTGGCGGCGGTGCAGACTTACAATCCTATTATATTATGAGCTGTAACGAGCGTCTTAACAAAAACTTCTTTGACATAAACACAACACAACACAAAAAGCTACAGTGGCTATTGGCCACAACAGTAAGCCCAGGAATGGGCAATCAACGTCACCAATGGTTGGCTTTGCCTAAAAAAGGTGCAGGATCTAGTAAAAGCATCAAGTTCTTACGTCACTTGTTTCCGGCAATGAAAGACGATGAAATCAAACTACTAGATCAACTCAACGACAAAGACTCACTCAAAGAGCTAGCTCGTGAACATGGAATGACAGACAAGGACATCAAAGAACTGTTATGAACGTTTTGTTAAATGGTTGTAGTTTTATGGACAACTATTACTACCGAGAACATTTCAAAGAATTACTTGGCGCCACAATAACAAATATTGCTAAACCGGGTAGTAGTAACCGTCGCATTATACGTACTACGGTTGATTACTGTGAGATAGCACGACCTGACTTTGTTGTTGTCGGTCTTACGTTTTATGACCGCCAGGAGAGTCCTTTTCTTAGAGAATCTCGGCCACGCGAAGGCCATTGGGTTAGTTACAACAACCAAGGATTTCAAGCAACATTCTGCGATGCCAACGATTTTGAATCCACAGTAGAACACAAGTTAGTTTCGGATTACATACATGATCGATATCGTTACGATATCAATGAACATTATCTAGAACAACTCTATTTGGATCTAAAAATGTTTACTGCCTGGTTACAGACTAATGGCATTGGTTATTGCATTTTTAACACTTGCGATCGACATCATAATGTACAGTTTGCGGATCCTGGTATCATGCCTTTGGATTTTGTAGCCAACGAGTTCCTACAGGCAAATGGCTGCCAACACTATGAAAAGGATGATGCATTACCTCATAATGCTAGACATCATTATGGTGAAGATGTTATACTGTTAGTGGCTCATATTGTAGAATACATTCAACGGAATAACCTAATTGACAGCAGAGTATAAATGTCGCTATTGTGAAAAAGCATTTGCTAAGGAATCAACTTTGGCTGTGCATCTGTGTGAACAAAAACGCCGTTGGCAACAGGAAAAAGAAACAGGTGTACAATTAGGCTTAAAAGCGTATCTACGTTTTTATGAAGTAACGCAAGGTAGTGCAAAATTAAAGAGCTATGAAAACTTTGTAGCAAGTCCTTACTACAATGCCTTTGTTAAGTTTGGGCGTTACTGTCAAAGCATACGCTGTATTAACTTTGTTAACTTCTTAGACTGGTTGCTTAAAAACAATAAGAAAATTGACTACTGGTGCAAAGACAGTTTGTACGAAGAATGGATGCACGAATATCTTAAACGTGAAGCAGTACAAGATGCACTAGAACGAGCCTTAAAGGAAATGCAAAACTATGCAGATGATCACCCTGAACTCAAGAATGGTTTTAGCGATTACTTTTGCTACGGCAATGTTAATCGCATTTGCCATCACATTACTACCGGCCGTATTAGTCCTTGGATCGTATTCAATTGTAACACTGGTGTTGATTTTCTTGGCAATTTATCTGAGGAACAGATAGCAATAGTAATGCCTTGGATTGATCCTGACTATTGGCAACGCAAATTTGTTGACTATGTAGCCGATACAGAATGGGTCAAAGACATATTACAGAAAGCAGGACTATGAAATTTAAGTCAGACATTGATATAGACTTTGGTGATCGTACACAAGCATTAGCGTTACTTGATGGTATTCCTGCTAGTATTATCCGCGATGGAAAAGTAACACAGCACAACACAGGCGTTTACTTTACAGACATTCCTAGAGATCCGTTTACAGGCCGTGCCAGCTTAGATTATGAAGCGGCAGAAGATCGTGGTTATGCTAAACTAGATTTCCTAAACGTATCATTATATACGCAGATAAAGAACGAAGAACATTTAACGGAATTAATTGCACAAGAACCAGACTGGGCTAGTTTGTATGATCCTGAGTTTTGCAGTCAGCTGATACACATAGGCAATCACTATGATACACTAATTAAGATGCCTGAAGCTGTGAACACTATACCACGTATGGCCATGTTCTTGGCTGTTATACGTCCAGCTAAACGTCATTTAATTGGGGAAACTTGGAGTCAAGTAGCTAAGACTGTTTGGGATCGTCCCCAAGATGACAGCTACTTTTTTAAGAAAAGCCACGCAGTTGCCTATGCACACCTGGTGGCAGTTAATATGAATTTATTGTCCAATAACCTTACGGACAAGAGTAATTGACTTACGTTTGCTACGTTTAGTAGCCATTTCTTTCAGGCTCACGTAAGGGCCCATTTTAATTTCTACATCTTTTGAGTTCATGGTGCGTAAGCATCCTTTGAATGCTATCCAATCGGCTTTCAAGAACACATTGATTGGGATCAATCTATTACTTTCCCACCACCAAGTTTCACCTAGTTCTAGGTATATTTTCTTAAGTTCTTCGCTCTTAAGCATGCCAAAGTCATAAAGTGTAGTTATGACCTCGTCAAAGTTTTGTATGATTCCTATGTAGTCGTTGCCGCCATAGGTAACGTAACTGATGAATGGGTATTGCCCTAGTAGTTGCTTGTAGTGTTCTTCCACGTTATCCGATAAATATGTTATAAAGACGAGCAAAAATGATTACTGTCAAAGCATATTTATATCCAAACACAGCCGAGGTTCAAGTATTTGATCCTTCAATATTTACAACAAGGAATCGCCAAGTGTACAGCCGCCCAATTAAAGTTTACCAGGGTATTGATAACCCCGTTCAAGTTATCATACGCAATCAAGATCAAAAAAGTGTTAATCTCGCTGGCTATGCTGTACAAGCAGATATACAGGATCCTGTCAATCAATTGACTGTCAATAGCTACGCGGTAACTTTTACAGATATTACAAAAGGTTTGGGCAATTTTATCGTTGATCAAGCAACCATTGACGGACTAGAACAGCGTTTTTACAAACTAACATTCAAGACTACACTTATTTCGACAGATACTACACAACCGCTGTATATTGATGATAACTATGGTGTTCCTTTAGATTTGCAAGTATTACCGGCTTACTACTCAGAAACAGCACCGGTTCCCAATTCTACATCGTACACTATGGACGGCGGAAATATCTAATATGGCAAATATTAACATATCACGAATCTTAATGAAGCGCGGTAATACTGCCGCGGCCAGCACCTATACAGGCCCATTGGGCGAATTAGTAGTTGATACTGGATTACACACAGTTAGAGTACAGGACGGTGTTACCGCAGGTGGCATGGCTGTTTTGGCTACCAATGCACAGATACAAGCATTGTCTAACAGTATCAGTACCATTAGCGGGATTGATTCTAACTTTGTAGCCAACATCAATACCTTGTTGGCCAATGCCGCAGTACAGTCAGTAGCCATTGGCAATCTACAAGCGTTCCAGACCTATGCTAATACACATTTTGGTAGCAGTAACTATGGCAATGCCAATGTTGTGTCCTTGTTGGGAAATTATAGCAACACCATTCAATGGACTGGTGGATCACAGATCTATGAAGATACTGTGCTGGTAGCACAAGGTAGTATTGCTGTGGCCCTTACTTCTCCCGGCGCAACAACCATTACAGCCGGTACCAATACTTGGACCTTCAGCAATGTTGGTGAGCTCACCGTACCCGGCCCTGTTATTACACAATATGGTAATATTGAATCAGGCACAATTGGTCCAGGCCTAACACTGATGTCCAATGTTGATGCAGGACAATACTTCAACGGATTTTTTGTTGGCAACACCACCAATCGTGAACAGTCCTATATATATGCCGAACAGAGTCAGGCAGGAATAGGCGTAACCAATATTACTACAAATCAATTCAATTTATGGACATTCAATGATGATGCCAGCATATCGGCTCCGGGTGACCTGAACATTGTTGGCAACATCAATTTCACTGCCAGTCCGGCAGGTGCTATCACAGGTGCTAGTTTAGTTTCTGCACAACAATTTTACAGCAATGGCAATTTAATAATTGGTAACTCTACCATTGGTCAAACCACACATAGATTGTTAGGCAATGTCCTAATAGGTGCTAACAGCACCTTGGGATCTGATTCAATATTAACAATAACTCGTAATCCCAATGCCACAATTCCTGACAGCTTTGAAGGAAGTTTATTACATCTGATCAGCAATGACAACGGTAATGCTCGTATTATCAGTGACTCATATGGTGTAGGAGTATGGCCTGCATTTACAGGACGTCGAGCACGTGGTACTGCCGCAAGCCCAAGTCCGTTATTGGGCAATGATATTATATTACGTATTGCGGCCCGCCCGTATGGCAATACTGGATTCTTAACTGGCGGCACCGGCCGCATCAGTATGATAACAGAAGGTATTATCACAGATACCAGTGGACCAACTGCTATCAGTTTTGAAGTAACGGCAGCCAATACTATTGCACGTAATGAGGCCATGCGTATAGCCAGTACTGGTAATGTATTAATACAAAACAATACCGCAAGTACCAGCACAACCACTGGCGCCCTGGTAGTATCACATGGTGGTGCAGGTATTGTTGGAAATCTAAATGTTGGTGGTACAGTAGTTGTTAACAGTGGTGTATTCTGGGCCAACGGCGTTGCATTCAGTTCTGGTAGTACCTACGGCAATATAGATGTTGGCGCTTACTTATACAACACTGATTTGGTGTCTAACGCCAATATCAATGTTGGTACAACACAGTCAGTGCATCACATAGCTGGTAACTTGATCATCGGTCCGTACGATGTTGACCGTGCATCGGGTGATAGTGCTTTTACAATTAACTTAGCACCGGAGGTTCCACAAGTTTCTAACGCTGTAGTTCACGTATCTGGTGCTAATAATAAATCGACCACAATGAGTATAGACAGTTACGGTAATGCAGTTTCTTCTGTTTATACTGTACGTAGAGCACGTGGTTCAACTAACGCACCAAGCCAAGTACTTGTTGGAGATCCAATTGGCGGTTACTTAGGACGTGGCTACGGAGCAACAGGATTTTATACAGCCGGAAACGTATCTAGCACACCCGGTCTTGTAATTTTTGCTACAGAAAATCATACAGACACAGCACAAGGAACATACTTATCATTACGCACAACAGCCAATGGTAATGTTCTAGCTACAGAAGCTGTTCAAGTCAATGGCAATGGTAGTATAGTTGTATCAGGCGCTGTAATAGCCAATAACTATAACTTTGCCAATGGTGTAAACATACTTTCCACAGTGGCTGGAACCTACAGCAATACCAACGTGGCCAGTTACTTGTCAACATACAGTGGTAATATTGCCAATATTTCTTTTGCTAATGGTAACTTAAATCTAGGAGCTATACAAAATCCAGCAGATCAAACTGGTACTATCTACAATGTCAAAGGCATTGTTGGTATGACTGCCAGTAGTGGTGCCAACATTTCTGGATTCAGCACAGTAAGTGCAAGCAATTTTACATTTGGTAATGGTGTTAATATACTAAGCACCATTGCTCCAAGTAGCAGTTATGGCAACGCCAACGTAGCCGCTTACTTGACTGCTAATCCACCAACAGGAACATACGCCAACACCAACG